TGTACAGGATTGTCTCCAACCGTACTTAAAACACTGTTAATCACTTCTAGTTCTGTAATTAATCCAATTGTTCTAGCCATGTGTCCCCCTTAAGAAAAAAGAGGGGCAGCAATATAGCCACCCCAATTAATATTATACTGATTGAACAATATTGATTGCACAAGCGTGATTTAATACGCCATAACCAACAGCCATCTTACCAACAACTAAGTTAGAAAGTCTCTGTGGAATGTAATCAATACGAGTTGTAACACTCATAAGTTCAAGACAACCTACTGCCTCTTTAGAGAAAAGTACTCCACCGATTTCAGTAATTGCGATTGACGCACCTGCAAGAGCAGGGAAATGTGGTGAGTAATGTACTTTTTTACCAAGTAGCATAGGTACCTTACCAGATTGAGCGTTTGGATCATTAACCCAAGTAAGCCCTGTCTGAGCAGGATTGTTTAAAAGCATGAAATACTGCTTAGGGCGGAATACGAAAGCCGATTCCCCAACACTATCTTTATCAGCTTCTTCTGAAACAGCAGCTACGGCAGCAGCATAAACACCTGCACCAGTAGTAACATCTTCAGAAATCTCAGCTGTAAACACATCATCTGCGAATACCTTAAGACCATAAGCTAATGAAGTAGCAGCATCTACGATAGCTCCAGCAGCAATTACTTCTGTAAGAACATCTTGATCTACTTTCTTAGCAAGTGCTCTACCAATTGACTCAGCTTGTGCACTCTGTGAATCATAGTGTGCCATTGCCTTATCAAGGTCAGTAATCCATGCGTGAGCAACAGTTAGATCACCAATAGCAAGCTCACGTTCAGTGGCTTTTAAGTTTTGAACTGCAAGCTCAGAACCATCATTAGCGATATCTACTGCTGTAGCATTACCAACAACAGGGAAAGATTCAGATTTACCTGAGTCAATACTTCTGTTAGTGATAAGTGCTTTCATAATATTTGTGTCCATGAAGTACCTTAGTACATCAGTGGAAAATTTAGTTGCGAACAGTTCTCTATCAATCGTTGCCGTTGGTAGTGCTCCTGTTCCAGTTCCGTTGTTGGAACCAATAGGTGAATAAGCCATTTAAGCCTCCTGTTTGTTAGAATCCAGACGCATTTCTTTTAGCCTCTACGGACCTGCGTACTTCTGGATTTTGTTTATATTCTAATGATTGTGTAGCTTTGATGTATTCCATCTGACTACTAAATGGTCTATTGTCTGCATTAGCTGAACCACCACCTTCAATTACTTTATCAGGTGATCTTCCGTTCTTAGCTACGTACTGAGCATTAAGACCATGTACGGCAAGTTTTGCTAGGTTTAAGTTACCTGAAAAGAGAGCTTCATTAAATGCTTCTTGCTCATCTTTACTCATGTTACTCTTACCCCACTCTTGCAACTCACTATAAGATTCTTGTCCACCTACTACTGAGAATATTTCTTGGTTATTCTTTTCTTGAATAGCCGTGTGACCTGCTACTAACATATCAATATGCTTTCCTAAACCATTATCATCAATAAGTTTCTGAGTTTCTTCTGTAAGTTCTCCACTTAATGCTTCTGCTACAATGTCATCAATAGTTGGTTGAGATTCTTCAACAGTCTCCACTGGTGCTGCCTCTTCAATTGCCATTGATTGTGTTACCTGATCGTCTTGCGGTGTAGTATCTGCTTGGATTTCAGCTTGAGGAGCTGCTTCCTGAGTTTCTACTGCTGTCTGTTCTGGTGTACTGTCTGCATTACTTGTTGCGTTTTCTTCTGCCATTTTATTTTCCTTGTTTAGCTAACTCTTGTTGATTAGCTGCATTAATAGTTGGTGCTACTGCATTCTGTTGCATTTGTTCTGCTTGAGCCTGTTGTTGTTCAGCTTGTAGCTGTTCATCACTCTTAACTAAGTCTCCAGTATTAACATCTAGTGAGTAAGCAATTCTACTAAGTGCCTCAGAAATATTGAGATACTTACCTGCCTCTGGTCCTAGAAGTTCTGTAGCTGTCTGCATGAATGATTGTATAGCTCTAAATTCTGTACCTCTACCTAGTGCTGCTGAACCTGTAGTGATTTCTAAATCAACTGCTTCTTTAAGAATATCTTTTATATATCCCTTTCTAACCAATCTCTTTAAATATAATCTTACTAATGGTTCCTGTAAAACATTTGCCAGTGTACTATAGATACCACCTAGTGCTACTTCTAGCTCCTGTGATACTCTACGAATTTCTTCTGCTGTAACTCTTTCTGCATTTCTTCTAACAGCACTATCCAATAGAAATATAGTAGCTAGGTCTGTTCTAAGTATTTCAGATTCTTGTTGTGCCATACCTACATCAAGTCTTTTATCTGCTTGTAGTGTAGATACATCATCAGGATTACCAAGTATTACATCACCACTCTTAGCTTTCTCTAGTTTACGAGGTGTAATAATTGCATTAGGTTTTACTAGATAAACAAGTCTTGCTGATTCTGCAGCAGCTTCTAGTATTGACTGTCTCAATCCTTCATACGATTGTAAGTCACCAATATAATCTTCAACATAACTTCTTCCGAAGTCTTCTCCTCTATCCACAAATGGGATAAAGATATATGGTAATTCTTTAGACTTATAAGAAGCCTGTGTACCTGATATCTGGACACCTTTGATTTCCTGTACTACCTCGTACATTCCACCTTCACCTAGCATTATCAAGGTGTATAGGTCCATATCATTAGTACCATCACGTTCTTTCTCTGTAGCCTCTGTGATTTGACTCTGTGTTTCAGGGTCTAGCTCTAAGAAATTAACTTGTTCTTTTAAGACCATCTTAATAACTTTACCTGCTTTACTCCGTTTAACACCGAATTGCTTAAGGTTAAAGAACTTAGGTTTTCCCTCTTCGGGTATATATAAAACTGAACTACCACCAACAATACCTTGTTTAATTACATCAACAAGTACTGCACGTAACTGTGAAGTTTCCATTTCATTAACAATACCTTTCTCTATTTTATACATAGCGTTCTGCATATCACCTTCTGAAACCTTAGATTGTTCCGCAGCTAGTGGGTTCAATCCTAATTTAAAGAATGCTGTTGCAGGTGGGAATAGAGATAGAATAATCTTATTAGCTAGATTGTTCACACCTCTTGCACCAAGTGATTGATACGGTGTTGGATATGTTGTAGTCGAAGTCTCTTCTGTTGTGGGGTAAAGTTGAGGTAATGTTAACTTACTTGCATCCTCAGCCCTTGTAACGAAAGGTCTACGCTTACTATCCATTCTGTTGTACTCAGCACGAGCACTTACTTTAGTAATGTCTATCATATTTGTACTCCTGTTTTAGGGGCACCAATACCTAGAGAATTAGATACCTGTGTTAATCCACTTCTCTTTTTCTTAGGCTCAGGAGCTGCTTCTGCTACCTCTGATGTACCTAACTTAACTGTAGCTGACTCTTGACCCTTCTTAGCTTTTTTCTCAGCTAGACGGACCTCAGCCTCTCTACGTGCGGCTTCTGCTTCTTGTTGTTTTAAAGCAGCTTGCCTTTCCATTTCCTTTTCTTCGGAGCTTTTACCGATTCCTAAAAATCCTCCCATAATATTCCTCCTATAAGAAGACGTAAGAAGTAGGCATTCTATTTTTAGCTTTTGCTTCATCCCTCTGTTTCTTAATATAAGCATCAGCTTGATGTTTATTTCTGAAGTTCAGTATAGATGCACCATCAACCACAACTCTGACTTGAATCTCAGGTTTAGGTTTCTCAGCCTCAATATCTTCCTTTTTCTTTCCATACTTCCTTTCTCGTTTAGTTGTTGCTTTCTTCATCTTCTTTCCTTATTAGCTGTGGATACTTCTCATCAAAGCACGAGGTGCAATAATCTTTAGTATCTTTAACACCTAGTCTATTACGACTGTACTCAGAGAGGTATGTTACTTCCTCTTGAGGTGTCTTACACTTTGAACATTTCATGTACACCCTCCAACATTTCATAAGGATTATATAAAGTATCATAACCGAATAGAAGTATTGAATC